ATGCGGCAGGGGAAGGCAGTTTATCAGGAAAGCCAGACATTCGACCGGAAGGCGGCGGCCCAGAACTGGCTGAAGCGCCGAGAAGCAGAGTTGGCAGCGCCAGGCGCGATCGAGCGAGCCAATCGCAAGGGCGTCACTGTACGGGAAATGATCAAGCAGTATCTTGAGGAGTACGGGAAACTGCGACCGTTGGGCAGGACCAAGGAGGCGACGCTCCAGGCGATAGCTGCGACATGGCTGGGGGATGTGGTCGACCGGGACCTGACTTCCCAGGTGTTGGTCGAGTACGCAATGGATCGCATCGAGAAGGGCGGCGTGCAGCCGCAGACTGTAGGCAACGATCTTTCTCACCTCGGTGCCGTCTTGACGGTTGCGCGCCCAGCATGGGGCTACGAGGTGGATCCGGTGGCCATGGCCGACGCCAGGCGCGTTCTGCGCAAGATGGGAGGCGTTTCCAGGAGCAACGAGCGGGACAGGCGCCCAACTTTGGAGGAGCTTGACACCATCCTTGCCTACTTCGTTGAAATGCGGGAGCGTCGCAAGCAGCAGATCGACATGGTTCGGATGATCGGCTTTGCGATTTTCTCAACGCGCCGCCAGGAAGAGATCACCCGGATCCGCTGGGACGCCATCGACGAAGCACGCCAGGCAGTGCTGATCACCGACATGAAGAATCCGGGCCAGAAATACGGGAATGATGTCTGGTGCCACCTGCCAGATCAGGCATGGCGAATTTTGCATTCGATGCCCCGGCGCGAGGAGTTCGTGTTCCCCTATAACGCGAAGTCGGTCAGCGCTTCGTTTACCAGGGCTTGCAGCTTCTTGGAGATCGATGATCTCCACTTTCACGACCTGCGCCATGACGGCATCAGTCGGCTTTTCGAGATCGGATGGGATATTCCGCGCGTGGCCAGCGTCTCGGGCCACCGGGACTGGAATTCGATGCGGCGTTACACGCATCTGAGAGGGAACGGCGACAAGTACGAAGACTGGCCGTGGTTGGAGCAGATAATAGAGGGCCCCACGATCGAGGCCCGGTAGGCGGGAGGGTTAGGATGCACGGCGCAGGGTTCTGCGCCCCATGAGCTTTTCGTGCTCCTCCTTCGCCGTTCTGTGCCGTTCGTCAAGGTAGTTCGCCAGGTCCGTCAGGTGTACGCCACGCGCAGACTTCTGGCTGTTCTCCATGCGTACCAGCGGCAAGTCGATTTCGCCGGCCGCTACCTTCATCTTCATTTTCTCGGGGGTCAGGTGGCTGAAGTAGTCGGCGCAGACGCGTTCGAGGGGAATGATGGCGGCGCCATCGTACTGAGCCATCAACAGAAACAGGGTGTTCATTGGGCGTTACCTATCCCAGCTCTCCGGCCGGGCTGTTCCGCGACCCTTTCCGTTGGGCCGCGGGCATGGATGATTTCAGGTAGGATGCACCGGCTCACCGGTGACGGGACCAGCCTTGGCGGGCATGTGCCCCTGATCCGGTGGGCTTTCGCTGGGCGAAGGTCTGGCCGGAAACGGCTTTCCCGCCAGGATGCCCAGGGCGTCGGTGGCGCGCTGGACGATGTTGAGCGCCACCTGCAGCGCCGCCGCGTCATCTTGCATGCGCATGAGTGCGGTCATCTTGGGCCGGTGCTCGGCACATACTCTGTCGCGAAGCTGACCGGCGGCGCGGCGAACAGCGTCGGCCGTACCGTGGTGTTGGAGCACCAGGGCCATGACCAGTACCACGTCGACGCTGTGCATCTGCATCGTGGTTGTGCGAAGGAGCCAGCGGGGAAGTGCGATGCCTGGTTTCTGCCTCATCCGAAGCACCCCGCCTGCCAGGCTGCGAGCGTGCGAACGATCGGGAATATCTCCACCAGCCCCACCACGGTCAGGCCGAGGGCGGCGATGATGCCGAGGGCAGTCAGTGCTTTTCTCATGCGTCACCCCGTAGGAGTCGCATCGCCGCGTAGGTTTCCGGGGCTTCGCTGCTGCGTTGCCAGTCCAGGCCGGCTTCGCTCAGGAAGAGGTTGGTGAGCTTTTCCCAACTGCTCGCCAGTGCGGCCCATTCCGTACTGTGCTGGGCCATTTCGCGCATGCGAGGCTTCCATTCAGGGATCAGGTCCAGCAGAAGCAGGCAGCGATTCAGATCGTCCGGGTCGTGGGGGTGATCGTAGTAGCCACGCTTCGGAGTAAGGCCCAGCATGTGATCGTGGATGGCGCGAGAGGACGCGCCGACCTGCCCGTCGCGCAGCCACTTGGTTGCCCGCTGTTCGATGGTGGAGCCGGCCCCTGGCATGGTGGTGTCGTAGCCCAGGGGGCAGCCGGCCTGCTCGAGCGCACGCTCGAAAGCCTTATCGAGGTCTTCCTGGCCAACCCGGCCCTGGATCAGGTCGTTCATCACCGGAGTGATCGCATCGAGCTGGCGCTGATTGAGGACGTGACCATTTAAGATGATGCTCATGCCTCACCTCCCTGCGCCGGCGCAGCGGCTGGTGCCCTGCGGCCTGCCTTCAGCGCTCCGGCGTGCTGGTAATATGTGCTGGCGGTGTACTCGTAGTGGTCTTGCAGTGCCCGGAGAGCACGGGCCAGCGATGTGCCCTCTGCGGTATGCAGCCAGGGCGCCCGTCGCCCGTAGCCGGCGCTCTTCACCTCGTAGCGAGGCTTGCCGGAACTACCGTAGTTGTCGCGGCGCTCCACGCGTAGCGTCGAGAGCCGGTTGGAGCCGCTGGACTGGATGCCCTCTGCCACAAGTAGCTTTTCGCTGCTGCGGCTCGCATGAACTGTCCAGTTGTAGCCGGGCATGATCCTGACCAGCTCGGCCCTGAATTGGGATTGCTTCATTTCAGTCTCCCATCGCGCCGTGGCCAGCGCATTCGCCGTTGCAGCCGTGTTCCAAGCATTCCGGGCACGGCTCACCGTCATCTTCCTGATCGTCGCTCTTGATGAGGACCAGGCGTCCGCCGCAGTGGTGACAGAACAGCGCGCCGTTCTCTGCTGGTCCGTCCTCAACGAAGCCCCAGGTCTGGCCGCAACTTGTTTCCCAGATGCCGCTGCTTTCGGTCCATTTGCACGACGGGGATGCCAAACTGGTCGGCGCGTGCGCCAGGGCGGCGCGGGCACGCTCAATCGCCCACTCCAGCATGTCGAGCGTTTCGCACTTTTCGATCATGATGTAGGTCTGCCCAGTGTTCTTCAGCTTCTCCGGCTGTCCCCTGCGATTTTTTACCCAGTCACGCACTAGGATTAACTCCTGAAGTGCCGCCCGCTCATCCCCGCCTGCCTGCTCTACCGATGCAGGCGCGTCACGAAGCGGTGTGCCTGCCAAGCCCTTGGCTGCCAGGTAGTTGGTGGCGCGTGCCATCAGGTTGCTTTCCGGGGCATGCCGCTTCAGCGAACTGGCCAGCATGCGAACCAGCATTGCCAGTTCCTGGGTGCGCTGTCCCTCGGCGCGGCCGATGTCGTAGAACGGACGAAGCCAGTGATCCTCCGCCGGCGGCTGGCTGGCCTGGGCGCCGAAGGCTAGCGCGCCGGTGATGGCGTCTGCGATGACCTGGCGCTGGTCGATCGCCGACTGGGCTGGCATGTCATTGCCGTGCGCATCGCAAATCGCCGCCATGTTGCGCAGGGAGTCCAGCAGTTCGCCCTTGCTCGGGTTCATGCCGATATCGTGGCCGATTGCCTCCCAGGCCTCGAGCACAGTGACTACTTCGGACCTGAAGCCGGCGTACCAGAGCTTCACGGCATCTTCCTTGGCAAGCGGGTAGCTGAGGCCAGCGGCGGTCAACTGGTCTTCGGACGGCGGTGCCTGTTCGAACTGCTCCACGGGCGTTTGCGCCGGATCGGCGAATTGGATGGGCGCGTGGCAGGGGCAGCGGATCTCCTCGCCGGAAATGCTGTTGCAGAAGCCGGTGCCCTTGCAGTCGATGCAGGGCGCCGGCGCCTGGTCCTTGATCAGGGCCAGCAGGCTCTCGGCTGAGGAGTGAACGTCGTCGAGGTCCGTCGACCAGCGGTGCGGGCTGGTGTCGTGGATGTTGTCCAGGGCGTCGACGATGCCGCGCAGGCGGGTGGCGCACTGCTCGATCAGTTGGTGTTGGGTAGATGACATGGTGGTGTCTCCGGTTGCTCCGGCGCCGGCGGCCGGCAGCGGAAGCATTTGCACAGGCCTATCCGTTGGCCCGTGGTGCGGCAGATGGTGGGGCGGTTCATTGCGGTGCTCAGGTGAAGCTGGTCGATCAATGGTTGGCACAAGACAAGCAGATTGATAGGTGTCTGACCCACCTAGATAATGATCAGCCGTATGAGGCCATTCACAGGAGATCGCGATGCGATACGTACTCAACCTGGCGATGCCAGTGGCCTGCACCTGTGCAGGCCTGCTGATCCTGGCGGTGTTGTCCTCGCTCAGCGGGAAAGGAGGGATGCTTCAAGCTCTGGGCGAGATGGCCAATACGGCTTTTCCCTTCGTAGCAGTTGCAACGCTCTCTTTCGCTGTCTGGGGCTGCTATCGGTATTACCGGATTGCACGTTGGGAAAGCGGGGAAAGGACTGGCGATTGCCACCAGTGCGGCGGGGATACGTCGCAGCACGATGGAAAATACGGCCCCTACGTTAAGTGCAGGATGTGTGGCTGGAAGCGGGAAGGGTATCTGTAGGGAGGTGCATGGGGTACTGGGCGCTTATGGTGCATTCCTCGCCCCGCAGTTGGAGCAGTCGTCGAAGCGCTGGATTACGGCAGCAACCCCTCCCCGATCTGGCGGGCATGCTTGAGGCTGCCGGCCCTGATGCGCGTCCAGTTCTTGCCCCAGTCCTCCGTCAGGCCGCCCTGATCCCGGAAGAACGGCCCGTGCTTCACGAACACCTTTTTGCCGGCGTTGCGCATGACGAAGTAGGTGTTGTCGTCGACCGGCTCGTCCGCTCGGACGTGTTCGATCGCTTTGTCGGCCGGCGCCGTGCGCCAGTCCGGCCAGGTGCGCGCCTCGTTCTTCGTCTGCTTTGCGACCAGGGCGTCGATTATCTGCGCCGGAGTGGCGCCGGTACGCCAAGCCCCGTCCAGAGCGAGAATCACAACGTCGATCCACTCGGCCAGGTCGCCAGGGGCTTCATCGATCTCGCGCAGCTCCTTGCGGATGTGGTCGATGACGCCGGCGGCGCGCGACCCTGGCCCGAACGTGCGTTCGCTGAACCGGCGCTGGCGCTCCAGGTGCAGGTCGAAACGGAACACGTCCAGGCGCCCCTGGGCGCGGCCAAGCGCGTAGGCCTCGTCCTGGAACATCAGGAGGTGATCGTCGGGGTGGTTCTGGTTCGTCGTCATGGCGGAGTTGTTGTTTTCTGCGGACATAGGGAATACCTCTCGCCTGATGGCGAAATGCAATAAATTGAGATAACGTCCGGCAGCCATACGTTTAGCCAGACAAGGAGAGTGGGAGTGACCTATGTTGCTTGGGGTGTAGTGCTGTTTTTCGCTATCAGTTGGACGATTGGACTGCTGTTTAGGCCTGAAACTCGCTTTCTTTCAACAGTTGCTGCAGTGATTCACTGGTGGATCATGATCGGAGTTACCGCGTTTAGCGCAACTAAGGTCTGGCATTTGTTTTGGCTGATGCCGCTTGCTCTTATCGTATGCATGGTTGCCATGGGGGCACTCGTTAGCGTTGGCAACAGGAAGCCTTCTGCTGTGTTTGCCGCCGCAATTTGGATTCTCTGGCCGGCAACCTGGTTGGCTTATCAATTCTCAAAGTAACGATTCATGCCGGAGCCTTCTGGCGCTGAACAGTCGGAGAATGTGTGCTCCTTCTGTGAGCGGATCCAGGGATGCCGGCGCCCGGGCTTGGGCTGCTGGCGCGGGGTCGTGAGTGCGTCTCGCAAGGTCATGCCGGCGGCGACGCGGCGGCGGACGGTCGTTGCGTGGACCGGGCTCTGGAAGTTCTCCACCAGCTCGGCGATGGTCCCGGTCACGCCGTCGACGGTGAAGCGTCGGCTCTCGCTCCAGCGTTCGTGCGCGCGCTCCAGCGCTGCGGCCTGCGCTGGCGTGAACCTGCCGCGCGACGCTTCGTAGGCCAGGCGGTTGCCGAGCGTCGTGCCGTTCTTGGCCCACTCGATGGGCTCCATGGCTCCGATGATCAGGTCGAACTTCCAGCGGCCCAGGCCAAGGGCCTGCATCGTTGCGCGCCGGGAAAGCCCGCGCGCGGCGGACTCCCGAATGAACTGTTCGGTGTTCACGGTTGCGCCTCCTGTTGCGCGACGCTCAGCGCCACCGCAACCGGGCGCACCCAGATCGGCGTATTGCTGAGCATGAAGGTTTCGCCCTGCTCGGCCAGCAGCAGGGTGGTGCCCATCACGCCGGCGATGGCTTCGGCCGCGGCCGGCGGTACGGCGTTGCCGATGCGCTCGCGCCAGTCGCTGTCGCTCAGGCCGTCGAGGATCAACTGTTCTTCCGGGTCCACCAGGCTCTGCAGCGCGGCCAGCTCCAGGGTGGTGAAGGGCCGGTGCCAGGTGCCGTCCAGCGACTGGATGATGCAGGTGAGCCGGTCGTTCGCCGTCGGCATGCGCGGGTCGGCGACGCTCCACCGGCCATTGTCGTGCCGCGCGCTGGCGGATACTGCGCCGGCGGACTGGTCGAACCCGACGACACCGTAGTGCCCGCCGGTCAGGTAGGCGTCGCCCTTGGTGCGATCGAGCACGCGCGGATCAGCGATCGACAGCGCGCCGCTGGCCACCTGCTGGGAGCCGGTGACGGTGCCGGCGGTGCCTTCCCAGGGCACTACGTTGAGCTTCCTGCTGCTGGCGCCGGGGTGCCAGTTGCTGTAGCGCGGATCGGCCACGGCCTGGCCGCCGGAACTGGGCCCGTGGCCGGTGGTCACCGTTCCGGCGTGCTGGTCCATGCTGACCACGCGGAACACGTTCTTGTGCCACGCCACGGAAGGGCGCGGATCAGCAACGGCGAAATCGCCCTGGCCGGTGGTGCTGGCGGCTATCACGGTGCCGGACGGACCGTCCCAGTCGGTGACCGGGTACTTGCCGAAACTTTGGCCGCGGGGATCGGCGACGGAGTACGTGCCCTGGCCGGGCGACTTGACGCCGATGATGGCGCCGGATGTGTCGGTCCAGCGGCGGACGCCGTACTGCTGATACTGCAGGGCGTTCGCCGGCGCGCGCGGGTCCGCTACCGAGAACGCCCCGTTCGTGGGCCCGCTACGACCAGCGATGGTGCCCATGCTGTCGTTCCAACCGTAGCCGGCCTGATATTCCGGCACGATGATCAGATCGCGCAGGTAGCCGTCCTCGACGGCTAGGTCGTTCAGACTGCGCCAGTCGCTGCCGGCGCGCACCAGGGCGAGGCGCACCCAGGTCTTCCACTGCAGGGACGGCACACGGTGCATCGGGCCTGCAGCATCGATGTCGCCGGGAAGCGGCATGCGGCCGAGGATGTCGCCGACGGCGCGCAGGCTCTTCTTCTCTGGCTCGTACAGAAAGGGCGGCACTTTCTCGACGTGGCGGGCGACAAGCAGGAAGCGCTTCCGGGACTGCGCCAGGCCGCCGAGTTCGCCGCAGTCGTGAGTGGTTTCCGCCACGGCGTAGCCGAAGCCGCCGAGTAGGCCGTTGATCTGGTCAAGCAGGTGCCGGCCGCGGCTGGCCAGGCGCGGGACGTTCTCGAAAACGATCAGCGGCACTGGGTCATCAGCCCATGCCTCGCCCATCAGCCAGATGCAGCGCAGCGTCAACTC